CGCGTCCTCAACCAGTTTGGGGTTGTCGGCCATAAGCGGCGAGATCTCTACATGAGTCCAGTCCGCACCGGGTGTGCCTCCGTTGCGTGTAGGGGTCCAAGCCTTCCAAGCGTCACGGTCGCATCGGTACCCAGCGCCAAACTTGGTGAGGTTCGGTAGTGGGCATCCTGTGCCGTCGTAAGCGTGGATCTCTTCAATGCCTAAAAGGTCGCGATGCTGAAACAGGAATTCGACTAGCGCCTTGCGTTGGGCTTTGGTGCCTTTGAGGTCGGTGGCTCGCCATGTCGCGTGGACGGACAGTTGCGGTCCCGAACGCATTGGTCGGTTCGCATAGATGCCGATGTTCTTGACACCGAACAAATACTCGCAAAACTCCACGAATCGTTTCGTACCGGGGCGAGGCGTGGGATGGTTGCCGTCGGTGCTACCTGTGTACGGTCTAACTGTCATTTTCTTTTTCCTTGTCCTTTAAGCCGTTGCTAGCAAGAATGCCAGATAGGGCACCCGTTAAAAACAGCATCATCGGTGAAAGTAGCGACCATGCCGATTCGTCATTGGGCGAAACTTTGTCAATCGGCTGTACGACGAATAGAAGTCCGTAGATCAGAGAAGCCGTACTGAGAACGAACGTCAGTGACAGTGTGATGCCGACGATCATGATGAGTCGGGCCTTGATCTCGGAGTTTGTGTATTTCTTCATTGGTCGCACCTTGTCGCTGTTGGTTTAGTTTCGCAGGTGTCTCGAGTGCGGTCAGAACATCCAGTGACGACGAACATTAGGACGACGGCGAGAGCTGCGATCACGGCGAGAGTTTTCATGGCATCGGCGGATCTGGTAGGTCGGCTTCGTTGCTTGGTGTCCATGTCGCCATGAAGTCACGCAACGACTGGCGATAAGTCGCCCATTCTGCCGAGTATTCAGGCGTTAACGGGTTGTTTGGTATTTGTGTCCAGTCGGACTCGTTCAAATATGTTTTGATTGCCCATCGGCAGTTTGTGGTTTGTTCTTCGGCGGTGTCGCCACCTATGTAAATGATCATGATGGGCCTATGTCCTCCACTAGAAGATATGCAACGGTAGTTGCGCCACGACTTAATGTTCCAGTGCCTGCGGTTTGTTGTGCAGTCGCTACCAAATTGACTGTGCCAGCGGAGAATGTTCCGACATATATCATCATTGCTTGACGGTCAATGCCTGTGCCTGCTGTTTGGTATGAAGTATTTAGAACTGTGCCAGCCGTTGTTGTGCCTTGTCTAATTCGAAAAGCAAAATAGCCAGTTCCGTTTACTGGGTTGGGTTCAAAATAGGTGATTTTGTAGTAACGGTTAGCGACACCGGTAAACGATGTTGAAATTTGTACTTCTTCTGCCGTAATAGATGAGTCTGTCGTTGTGCTTTGCGTCAGGGCCATTACGCCTCGAGGGAAACGGTTCTGCTGTGCAGCTGTCAGGACTGCACCCGACGAGAAGTCTGTGTTTGGGTTAATAGCCATAATGTTTCTCCTTTACCAGCCGAGTCGACTGGTATTTAAAATACCTAAAGTTGATGAATTAAGGGTAAAAAATTGGTAATACTGCAACGGTGAAAAAGTCATAGCAAACTGTGTTAATTCTGGCGTCACGTTAATTTGTGCGCCTTCCATAACCACAGCTGTAGTCGTCAACGATCCACCCGGTACTTGATACGACAAGTTAATACTGCGGTTAAAACTGCCCCAACATTGCGTCAACCATGCTGTTAAAGCAGTGGCATTTTGAGCAACATCAGTTAAAGAACACGCAAACCGCAAAGTTGTAAGGTCACTAAAATTGTTGACTATCCAATTAGCGTTACCAACTGCTTGTGTAGTGGTGTAGTCCACTGTTGACGAACTGTAAGCAGCTGAACCGTAAGCAACTACTGACCCTAAATTTACTGATGTTTGCGACGCAAGCCCATTTGGGCTAATCGTCGCAGTGTTGATAAATTGTGTGCCGTTTTGAATTCGTTCAAAAGTTTGATATGCAATCTGACTTGCAGAAGTAGTCCGACCTAAAGTGGTTGCAATCGGCACCAAAGACGAAACATAGGGTCTTTCAACAAATGTTAACGTCGAGCCTCTAAGCACAACATAACCACGTTCGGTTGTAACCAAAAGGTTCATATAGTTATTAACTGAACCTGTGTAGGTAGTTGCTGACGCAAGACTGCCAGTACCTGATAAGCCGCTATTTACTCCCATGTCGGAAGGTAACGGGCCGCCTGCTGAAATTTCAAATCGTCGTAACTGGTCACCAGTGGACAGTTGCGGTAACGAAAGATTGTCAGCCAGTATTCGACCAGCGCGACTAATCCAATCAACGGCGGTAATGGTTGCCGTGTTCAAACCAGTGTTACCGGGGTAATCATCAAAAGTTATTTCTTGCACCCAAAAGTCACAAAAAAACTGACTTGAATCGTTTAAAAGACTTCTGACGTTAATTACTGTTCCGTAAGTAATAATGCTGGCATAATTTGCTGAATTGTTAATTGTAAAAGTGCAAGAACCGCCGCTATATGTGTCAAGGTATTTTTCTCGTCCCTGCGTTATGTTCATGCTTAAAACTTTGTCGGTGATATCGGTTGCACCGTCGTAAACAATTTGCCAGTTAATTTTCGGCATTACATGGCCCTAGTGTTTACTGGCACTGGGCCTGACTGACGCACATATTGCTGTAGTGCTCTGACAATGCTGTTCGGGTCGCCGCCGTTGACATTGACAGTGATATTGGCACCGCCACCGAAAGCGCCGTTTGGTGTGATGTTCCCAGACGACGACGGCGTGAACAATTCAGGCCCGCGCTCACCCACAATGTACGAACCGCCCGACATGACTGGACCACCGTTTGCACGAAAGTTTAGTCGTGGCAACGTGGAGATCCCTGCAAGGGCTAACGCATCCTCAGGGCTTAAACCGCCGTACTCTGCACCACGAGCAAGATACGTTGCGTACTCAAGCGCAGCTGCTGAACCCTGAGTCTTGAATCTAAACAAGATTTCCTTGGACGAAATGCCGTCCATGTTGCCCGAGATACCTGCGAGCACTCCAGCGTATGTCGCCAGTTTTTCTTCGTAAGCATCAATGTCTGCTTGAGCACCTGTGCCAAACGCTTTAGCAGCTGCGGCTTCAAGTTCGGCTAGATCAGTCTTGGCGTTGTCAAGTGCGACTTCCCGATCCAATGTTCCGGTCAGATTCTTCCAAGCAGTATCAGCGTTAACGATTGCAATAGTGGCGTTACTTGCCGAGGTCGCCAAATTGTCTAATGGTGTTTTAGCGTTTTGGATTGCTGTCTTAAACGCTCCAGCGTTAATTCGACCTTCGTTTACAACACCAGCCAACTCGCTTAATTGTTCCTCGGCCTGCGTACCGTTACCAACAATGTCTTTAAACAGTTCGGTGACCTTGTCGTCAAACTCCAAAGCGGCGGTTGCACCTTGAGCCAACAGAGTGACCATTGGAATTAGTCGTTGACCAGACTTAACTTTGAGATCATCAGCAGAGTCACCGAGACCGTCCATAGCGGCGCGGTATTCCCTAGCCATCTGAAGTTCTTCTTCAGAAATAACCTTCTGTTCAGACACCGCCGTTAGCGATGCGTTCAGATCGTCTGCGCCCATCTCAATAAGTTCGGCCATGGACTGCCAGCCCTTACCAAGTAACTGGGTTGCGACCCTTGCTTTTTCTGCTGGGTCCTTAATGCCTTTGATGCGGTCAATAGTGTTCTTAAATGTTTCATTGACGTCTAAAGAACCATCACGCAAGTACACAAGGTCAACACCGAGATCACGAACCTTGTCAGGGTTTGCACCAATCGTTTTATTTAGACGACCGATAGCACCCTCAACGGCGTCAATCGGAATACCGATATCGCCAGCCGCTTCGATATAGCGTGACGCGTCCTCAACAGCCAAACCAGTCGCATCAGCAAACTTGCCAGCCGAAATCGCCATGTCTTGAAACGCTGTGATTCCATCAGCGACAAACTTGCCGACTGCGGCACCAGCTGCAACAGCAAACGTGGAAGCATTAGCGGCAACCGCATCCAAAGCGACTTTTGACCCAGCCTTAAATTTGCCTATGCC